AGCAGCTGCGACCACTACAGATGGTTACACCACAAACGCAAAGGGCTCTGGAGCGTCTGGAGTCGCCTCTGAGGATAAACCATATTCAGTACAACAAAAAGAAAAGACTAGAGACACAACTGACCTATTCGAAGAACCAGAAAATCCATACGCGGCGAAATATCCCCACAATAAAGTATTATTTACAGAGTCTGGACATGTCCAAGAGTTTGATGATACGCCTGGGGCTGAAAGAATTAATGTAATGCATAAATCGGGAACTTTTCAAGAAATGCATCCAGATGGCAGCATGGTCACTAAGATAGTAAAAGACAATTATGAAATTGTTTTTGGTGATAATAATATTTATGTAAAAGGAAACCTAAATATTGTTGTAGATAAAGATGTCAATATTAATGTTACTGGTGCAGTGGACGCAAAAATAGGAAAAACTCTAGATACCGAATCTGGTGGGAATACTACGATTAAAGCCCCGAAAATTGATTTAAATCCATAGGAAGAAAAATGACACTAGTAACTAATAAAGATTTTGATTTAAAATTTACCAGAATGTCTTCTGGAGATATAAAGATTAAAAAGGATATTCCCGAGCAAAATAAATTCCCTGCAATTGAACAGAGTCTTGTGAATATTTTACTTACCAATAAAGGTGAAAAACCTTTCTTTCAGAATTTTGGTGGTAATATGTATGGAAATCTTTTTGAATTGATATCAGATATTGAATATATGTCCATTCCAGACGAAATAAATATAAAAGAAACTATAAGATTGACTATAGCAGAATATGAGCCTAGAGTTGTAGTGACAGACGTTCAATTTGTTGGTGATGGGGAAAATAGATATGGAAAAGGTTCTGTGACTAGGGCAACTGATAATAATCAGTTGAATATTGAAATTAAATATAAAGTACCACCGGCAACAGAAGTATTTGACTATACTTTAAAAGTAAAAAGAGTAAGATAGATGGCAAAAAACATTAATATATCTGAATTAGATTTTGAGGCTATAAAGTCCTCTATAAAAGACTATATGAAATCGGATGAAACTTTTAGAGATTATAACTTTGAAGGTTCTGCACTAGATACTCTTACTGATATCTTGGGATATAACACATATTATAATTCATTCTATTTGAACATGATGGCAAATGAAATGTTTTTAGACACCGCCAGAATTAGAGACAACGTGGTATCCAAAGCAAAATTGCTTGGATATACTCCAACCTCTACAAGATCTGCAAAGGCAACATTATCATCAGTTTTTATGATCGAGAATAGAATTGGAGATAAATCAAATACTAAGTTTGCAAATATTAAAATTGATAGTAATTTTGTATTTAAGTTATCAGTTGACGGAGTTGACTATAGATTTGTACCGTCAGTTTCGAGAGTAGTCAATCGTTCACAAGATCCAATTGATATTGGCAATGGCCAGTTTAGACATATTTACGAAATATTTGACCTTGAAGTAATCCAAGGTAGTTTAGTAACTGAAAGTTATATCGTGGACACTTCTGATGTAAATCAAAGATTTTTGATATCAAACCCAAATGTCGATACTTCTACGTTAAAAGTTTTTGTTAAAGAAAATAAATTTAGTGATTTCATAGAAGAGTATACATTAAACACCGATACGATGGCATTGACTGATGTTTCCACTAGATATTTTTTACAAGAATCTGCTGATGGAAATTATGAGGTTTTGTTTGGAGATGGAGTTCTTGGAAAAAATTTGGTATCTGGAAATGAACTTACTATTAGATATGTTACTTCTGCCGGTGCAGCAGTAAATGGACTTACTGGCCAAATGACAATGTTGGGAAAAGATGTTCCTGATAATATACGGGCAGCAACTCCTACTGTTTTCCCAAACAATTTATCTATAATTGGTAGAACTTATGGTGGTTCTGATAAAGAGAGTATAGAATCGATTAAATTTTATGCTCCAAGAACTTTTGAAGGACAAAATCGTGCAGTAACTTCTAGAGATTATATGACAATTATTCCAAAAATTTATCCACAAACAGCTTCAATGAATGTTTGGGGTGGTGAAGATAATGACCCCCCACAATATGGTAGAATATTTATTTCTATTAAACCAAATAGTGGATTGTATCTGTCTGAGCAAGAAAAAGTTTCTGTAAAGAATTCTTTAGTTAAAAATTATTCTGTTTTAGGACTTACTCCAGATATTGTTGATCCAGACTTTATTAAATTAAAAATTAATACTCAAGTGAAATATGATAACGAATCTACCTTATTAGAAACTGCAGATCTGACAGCTGCTGTTAAAAATTCTATCATAGATTATAATAGTAAATTCTTGAATGATTTTAACAGTTATTTTAGGTATTCTCAATTTCTTGCCAAGATTGACCAAACAGATGAGAGTATTACCAATAACTTAACTACAATTATAATGATAAATGAACAATCCGCAACAGTAAATACATCAAGCAAATATTCTTTTAATTTTAGTAATAATATTTCTCCAAATTCCATATACTCAAACGCATTTTATATTTCTGGAAACGAACTTCCATTTTATATAGACGATAATGGGCTCGGAAGCATCAGAATGTATAATATCAATAATTTTGGAACAAGAATTTATACATTAAATCCTATTGGTACTGTAAATTATACAACAGGTCTGGTCGATATTCCAGACTTAAATGTTACAGGAGTATTGGGTGGTGATATGATAGGAATTGCATGTACTCCAGCATCAAATGATATTTTTCCTGTTAGAAATCAAATAATTTATATTGATATGGATGAGTTGGAAGTTAATCTTATTGAAGATACGGACGAATTTAATGAAAACTATGACATCTCAACGCAGAGGGTTGTAGTTTCTAGAAATGTTTCTACTTCTTACAATACAAACTCTGCTTCTATATCTAGTGGAAGTAGTGGCTCAATAACTAGAGTATATGGAGATAGTTCTCAAACATCTGCTGGTTCAAGCGGATCAAGCTCTAGCAGTGGTAGTGGTTACTAAAAATGCAAGAAAATATTAAAAACATATCAGCCTACATTAGAGAACAACTTCCTTTCTATATTTCTAGTGATGAAGAATATGGTAAGTTTGTTAAGTTTTTAGAACTTTATTATGAGTGGATGGCTAAAGAGAGTAATGTATCACAAGTTACTGATAAAATCGTAGATTATACTGACCTAGATCAAACTCTTGATTTATTCGTTTCGATGTTTAAAAGTGAACTTGCCGATAGTTTTCCAAATATTACAAGAATAAAAGGTTTACAGTTTTCAGATGAAAATGTAGAAGCAGATACTCAATCTTTAACTGAAACTACTTCTGATCAACACTTTTTTGCAGATGGAAATAACCATACATTTAAATTAAATTATTTCAGTCCTATATATTATCTTGGCAATCCAAATGATGATAGTTCTGTTGTCGATATTAGAGTTTTTTCTAATGCGGCTGGGTCTGCTAGAGGTACAGGAACTACTTTAGATGCAATCGTTGAACATCTTACAGATCCAGAACTGCAGTCTGGTGGGGCATTAGGTAGTTATGTAGAGTTAGTAGAAAATGTAGATTATATTTTAGATAATAATCAAATAAAATTCATAGACAGTAATGGCGACCCACAAAAACCAACTAGTAATGACTTAATAAAAGTTAGATTTTATATCCAGTCTTTGTTGGCAACAACTGCTACTGCAGACACCGAAGATGCTGTGAAGAAAATTGTTAGTGATGCCTCAGTTAAAAAAACGAGCTATACAAATCAAAAGAATTTTTTAAAGTTTATGAAAGAGTTCTACCAATCAAAAGGTACAGAACCATCTTTTAAGTTTTTATTTCGTGCTATATTTAATGAAGATATTGATATTTACTACCCCAAAACAAATATATTTAAATTGAGCAATAATGTTTGGGATTCTAATAAGAGTCTTAGAGCAATTCCATATACTAGAAGTGCTCCTACAGATCCAAAAATAGAAACTCCATATAAAGTCGTTGGAAAAACTTCCAAAGCGGAAGGTATTGTAGAATACTATAAAGATTTTAAATTGGGCAATAATCTAGTTAGAGAATATTTTATAACTAATATTATTGGAGAATTCTCTAGTAAAGAAAAAATTGAAATTTTTCAAACAAATAATACAAGCTATGAAGAAGAATTATATGAATGTGTTGTTGGATTTGAAATAACAAGCCCAGGCACAGACTATCCAAGAAATCGTGGACTGACCCCATATATTTCGTCTGCCGGTTCTGGCACAGGGTTCTCTGCTCTTATAGAACACACTACGCCTGGCCACATAGAAGAAATTGAAATTGTTGGTGCTGGTGAAGGATATATTACTGGAGAACAGATTGAATTTGCAGATACTGGCACATTGGGTTCTGGTGGTCTTGGCGAAGTTGCTGATATAAGTTCAACTACAACAAATTATGAAGTTATATTTAATCAAAACCCTGAGTCTCTAGAATATCCTATGACTGTTTTTGATATTTCTTTGAGCGGAGATATATATCCAGCAAATTCAACAAACACTGTAGTTTCTATAGAAAATATAGACACAAAATATGACGATGTTTTCATCCTATATGATTATGAAGCATTTCTTGGAACCGATCAGATCTTATTCAGAAATGATAATCAATATCAGGGTTATTTTTTAGATAAAAAGGCAAATGCACTTTCATATAGACACAAATCTTCACTAATGCCTGTAGAATTTCCTTTGGGAAATATTGTCAATATAAATCAGGGCGATCCAACAGAAACAAGAGTTAGACAAGATTTAGATTTAACAGTTACATCAGTAGATGCGGATGGGGCGATTACTGGAGTTTCAGTAATAAATACCACAGCTAATACTACTTCCATATTCCCTGCAACAGTAGATCTACTGAGACAAGATGCAGTGTTGAACAATGGATTGGGATTTGGTGCTAATTTTGATGTTGTAATTACAAATAATATCATTAGCAATATTAGTCTTTCATCTACAGACAATTCCCAATTGTATTCAGTCAATGATGTTGTTAAAATATTGGGTAGCAATTTTGCCCCACAGGGCGAAGATATTACTCACGATGTGTTTGTAAAAATCACTGCAGTAACTGGTGGAGTTGTTGTTGCAGACATTGATGATACACAATATACTACCACATCTGAAAATGGCACTGGTGCTGTTTGGGATGTAGACACAACACAGGCGACATATCCAAAACTTATTTCTCTTCTTTTGAGTGATGCAGATTCAAATAATAATCCATCCCCAACTACAGGATATGTAGTGGGTGATACTTTTACAATTCCAGGCACTTTGATTGGTGGAAGTACTCCAGAACATGATTTGGTGATACAGGTGACAGAAGTTGACGATAGTGGTAGAATTAATGATTTCGCCGCGATCGGCCGCCCACAAGGTGGACAGATATCTGCATTCCAATTGATGGATCCAGCTAAGGCGATGCCGGATTCTGTAAATTCTTACTTTTCACCGACATATTCTGTAGATGTATCTGGTGGTTCTGATTTGAGATTTTCTGTAAACAAGATTGGTAATTCTTATGAAACAGTTGATCCGTTTGGCAAAGATAGGGGAAGCAATTATGTAGTTGGTTCTATCATAACTGTTTTGGGCTCGGAACTAGGCGGTGCCGACGGTACTAATGATTTAACGATACGGATTGATGAAACTGTAGACGGAAACGTTGATGGTTCTTTTGTTTCTGGCCAAGTCCGAAAGCTGTCTGTGTTGAATGGAACTGCTGCAAATTCAGATAGTTATTTAAATTTGAATGTAATGAATGGTAAGGGTCGTGGGGCAAAATTCGATGTATCGATAAATTCTGGAAACTTTTCTGCCACAGTTTCTCCTAGTTTTGCTGGTTCTGGATATGAAGTAGGTCAAACTCTAACTATTTCTGGACAAAGATTGGGATATCAGTGGATTAAAGATAATTTTGTAGCCGGATTATCTAAAGTAGGCGATAACGCACTATTCACTAATTTTGGCTATACGAGAACTAATGATATTGATGCAGTACTGGACGAAAAATTAACTTCTGGAGAATTGACATTAGACTTTTGGTATTTTAGAAAATCTATATCGGTTACTGATCTTTCATCTCCTGGCGGAACTTTGTTCTCTTTTAATGTTGAAAATACTGGCGAACAAAAATCAATCCTTTGGCAAAGACCAGATGGAACATTATTATTGGAAGATGGTGGTGGAAATCAATTAACTTCTGCTCAATTGGAATTTGGAAAATGGCATCATATTGCTATTCATTTCTCAAATGCCAGCACTACACTATATGTAGATGGCAAAAAAGAAGATACAATTTCAAGTGTTAATATGTTGCAATACTCATCTGGAACTAACTTTTATGTTGGTGCAAGACAAGAGGTGAGTGCAGATTATATTATGTTCGATTATACGTTAGGTTTCTTTGGTAGTATGAGGTTTACCTCAGGGCAGAGATATGAAGAACAACCAATAAATGTAGATGGAGATATCTTAGTTGAAGATAGGGGTACAGAAAATCCAATAAGTGGCAACGGATTAAATCCTATTCATGTAAATCCTGTTCCTAGTTATAGAACTATAAGAAACTCTACACAACAGCAAAATACTTTTACAGCAGATCAGGGCCAGACCATATTCGCCCTTGAATATGATGCATCACTCCAAGTCAATATATTAGTTAATGATGTATCAAATACAAACTTTACTGCAACAGACGGTGAGCAGATAATTTTTAGTAGTGGGCTATCTGAAGGTGATATAGTAAAAGTTTCTTCGTATTCTAATATTGAAGATGATGTTGAATATATTATATACGACAACACAAACGCAGCTGCTGGTAATAAAATTTCACTGCGTCATGCTGATGCTACTGGAATATATTCTACATACAACTTACCAGATGGCCATTCGTTAAGAGTTAAATATTCTGCGCGGCCTCCTGCTGGAGTTTCTGGAACAAGACTTATAAGCAAAGGTGCTAATTATATTAGACAACCATATGGTTATGTGAGGAATAAAACTCTAAGTTATTCCTCACAGGGCGATGGAGCATTTTTCAAAGGTATGGGAAGTTCTATTGGTGGAATTAGTAAGGTAAAGATATTTGAAAGTGATATCCAAGATGAATATGATGGCTTTGGAGTAGGATATGACACAGCACCCACAATAGACCTTTCAAGCATAGGTAATGGAGATGCACAAGTAACAGTCAAGACAGGCCCTCTTTGTGTAAGAGAGGGTGCATATATAAACGATCAGGGGTTCTTATCTGATAATAATAGAATTACGGATAGTTATCTATGGCAAGACTATTCTTATGTTATAAAAGTTGGAAGATATATTGATGAGTGGAGAAAAATAGTTAAAAAGGTTCTACACCCAGCTGGTATGATGATGTTTGGTGAATATTCTATAACCACTACGGCAGGTCTGAGAAGAACTACAAACTCTGCGTGGAGTCAGTTGATTTATGAGATTATCAAAAATATTAATCTTAAAGTCAAAAATATGGATGGTTTGGGAAGATGGACTTATGGACACTCTGATGTTCAAGATACAAACAATTTAAATTCGCATGGAATACGAGTTACATATGACAATAGACAACCAACAATCGATAGTATGATTGATGGACTATATGCCGGTGTTGGTACTGGCGAAATATCCGATGACACTATTGGGGCAGCATCTGTCGATACTGGTTCGGGTAGATATGCACTTTTAGATAGCTCAAATGCAGATGCCCTAGATTGGAATTTGGTTGAAAAAATTGCATTGAATTATAAAGATGCCTTCGGCACTGATAATGCAAATTATTATGAATCTGAAATCATTGGAAATAACTTTACTGTATATGATACTTCAGATGCAAGTATTACAAGTGATGAATGGTTGAATACTCGCCCTTGGGGTAAATATGAAGTTACTTCTGTAGAATTTGATGATGATGCTGAAGATAGATATGCAATTCTTAGCGTTAAATACTTACGTCATTATAAGACTATGCCAAATCTATCTCCAGAAAATAGAGTGGAGTTCAGATGGGATAATATATTTAGAGGAAATGTTGATAGACAACCAAATCATTGGATAGGTTCCACGGCAGATGGTGCCAATCCAAGAGATGAAAAAATGATCATAAATATTTCTGGAAGATATAACAATAATAAAGAAGGAGATGTTCCAACTCTACACACAACTTACCGTTCTCTAGAAAGATTTAAGTTTTACTTTACTGCATCTTTTCCTTGGCAAAACCTTTCTCCATATTTGTTCAGTCCACAGGCAGAAATGTATACATCTCCGTGGCTAAATAGAAGAAAATTGATACAAGGTAATACTTTGACACATGTTGCAAGAAGACCAACACAATATAATATGTGGTATTTCTTGCCAGTAGAAGTGGATGGTGATGATGAATGGATTGCGAATACGGATGGAACAGATCATAAATGGACGAATACTAGAATAGCAGAAATAACTGAAAAATCGGATAGAAAATACAGAGCAGTATTAGATGCACATGTAGATTTAAATCCTGTTTATTTGGTCATGAGTGAAGAAGAACCAAATTCTAGTACAAGAAAGAGAATGGGCCCAACTAACTTATCAGTTGAAAGGGCAAAGTTTAATGAAAAGGTGCAGATGTTGGATTATAATGTTGACAGAATAGATTTTGACGAAAATGAACTATATTTAAATACTTTTGGGAAGTATGCAGTTCCTGGCGGACTACATGATAAATCTAATTTTGCATCAGAATCCAATATTGTAACATACAATTCATCTCCTTCTAGTATAGAGGAATTAAATATTATAATAAGTTCTACTTTAGTCGATTAAAAAGATTATAAATAGTACAAACTTACAAAGATTCAAAAGGTAAAAACATGGCAGCAATTATCACAAATAAATTGAGAATTTTTAACGCTCAAGAATTTTTGCAATCAATAAATCGTTCGGCACCAGTTTGGAATACTAACCAATCATATAGTGCTGGCGATTCGGTTGTAAACAATAGAAATCTCTTTGTCGCAGTGGCTACAGGCACATCAGCGGCAACTGGAACCGGCCCAACGCCATCTTCATTGACTGATGGCACAGTTACATGGATACATCAAGGACTGGCGGTGTATAATAATTTGTACATGTCAGTTGCAAAACATACTCCATGGACTAATGATGCAAATCCACCAACTCCACAAGATTCTATTGGCTATGGTTATAGTGTGAACGCAGATACTATCGCTATGAAAAAAGTAAACTATGCAGATATGACTCTTGCAATTCCAAGAATTAATTGGACTTCTGGTAGAGTTTATACTATGTTCGAACATGATTCCCCAGAAGAAATCATTCCAAACAATTATGTTGTAACAGATTCTGGAAATCAATATAATGTGTATAAATGTATTAATAACAGAGCATATGTAGATGATGCTGTAGGTGTGCAAACGGTTGCATCTACTGTCAAACCTACTTCAACCTCTACTACTGAATTTCAAGAAACTTCTGATGGATATGTTTGGAAGTACATGTATTCAATTGAACTGTCGGATGCATTAAAGTTTTTAACAAAAGATTATATTCCAGTTGATACAATCTTATATGAGCCAGTGGATGTTTCTAGTGCAGAATATGTGCAGTGGCAAATTCAACAAAATGCTGCCGGCGTAGATGGCGAAATTGAGTGGATCAAAATCGAACCAAATGAAGTGGGTGGTGCGGTATCAGGGGGGTCTGGATATCACCCGAATATTAATAAAACTGGAATAGCATTAACAGGAAATACTTTATCTGTTCCTAATATATCTAATACATCTCTTGATTATACAAAATATTTTATAATCGATTTGGGGAATAATGAACAGTTTGAAATCACACAGTGGAACGTCACTGGAACCACAGCTGCAGTGACAGTCAACGGCACCTTTACTGGTGGTGCTGATAGAAACCTCATCATTGCGCCTGGCGTTTCAGTTGCCGGAAATGGTGCAGGGTTTGCTGCATATGGTATTGTTACTATTGATAAAATTTCTAGCATGGTAATTACTGCTAAAGGTGCAAACTGGAGTGCAGTAGATTCTGCCGAGATTGATACATCTAATGTGCCTGCAGTGGATGGTAATGGAAATCAAAATGTGAATGCATGTAAAGTAAAACCGATTATTTCTCCAGATTATGGTCATGGGTACAATGCAATAGAAGAATTAGCTGGATATTATGTTATGGTTTCCATGCGATTGGAGTATGACGAACAATCAACCAGAGATAATAGTTTAGGAAATTCTGAAACTAAAGTTATATTCCCTGTTTCTGGTGATGAGGCACAGTTCAGACAAATCGCAATTGTGGCAGATCCTCAAGAGGCAACGTCTGATAATCCACCGGCAACGGAAGAATCTTACAGAGGTCCAAAACACCCAGATTTTGGAACTGCTGATGAAGAACCATTTGATATTTTGACTGGTTCTGGCAAAGTACTTTATACAGAAAACAGACAGCCAGTGGCTAGAGCAATCGACCAGATCGAAGATATCAAAGTTGTCTTTGAATTTTAATTAAATTGAG